AATATCCTTTGTAGTAAGTGTCTTTGACGCCAAACCTGCCATAATTGCCTCCTTCTCGTCGTGACGTTGAACCAATTTGATAGCACCCATCTTAATAAGGATTTCGCGACGCACCCACATCTTCATTTCTTCCGGCTTTCCCTTCCATTTCACCTCATATTCCTTCACTTTCAACTTTTTATTTTCACGACGAGCAGAAATCGCTTCCGGAAACACCGCCTTTTTCTCTTCCCCGGTTGTTTCGCACATCTTCAACTCCAATTCCACATCTGTTGTTGCCAAATAATATTTCTTTACATCATTTTCATTTACTTCTCCACTATTAATGTTATCCAACCCTTCCTTATCCTCATTACCAGCAAAACGCCACATAATGTATTGGGTAGGGGTTTTATGTAAATGCTTTTCAAGATGATGAAACGCGTGCTGAGCAATATAAGCCATACGCAAATCCGGATGTTTCGTGACAGTACCAATTTGCGGTTTCAATTCACCAATCAAAATTTTAATTGCTGTTGATTTACCTGCACCATTTGCTCCAATAACACCTACACGAGACACACGCGAACATTCCAAATTAATATCAAAAATCGTCGGTGTATCACGTGTTGGATATTGATACGTTACATCATTCATCTTCAACAATGTCTTTGATTTACTCTTTACACCTTCAAGTTGTCCAGGTTCAGGAAATTTGAATTTAACCACATCATTGCGAAGCTCAAAATATTTCTTTTTGTCGGGATATTTTTCTACGAAATCTTGGAGTACATTTCCCCGAGAACCAGTAAACATCTTCAATTTGCGGTTTTGAAAATCAATCAAGTGCGTACACATTTCATTCAAGAAGGATGAGTCGTGAGATGTAGCAATAATAGAACCACCCCCAGCCATAAAATCCTTCAACCAATTTTTAATCCACGCAATATTGGTAACGTCCAAGTGGCCCGTCGGCTCATCAAGCATAAGAATATCCGCATTCATTAGTGTAGCAGCACACAATTGCATCTTCACCTTCCAGCCACCAGAATATGTGGTAATTCCCATACCCATATCCGCAGCTCTATCTTTACCAATATCCTTCTTTGCGTATCCAAAACCAATGTCTTGCATAACTGTTTCAACTTGTTCAGGTGTAACGGGTGGTTCCATTTGATAAATAACATTACAGCAATGAACAACCCAATCAATACCACACAAGTCAATATTTAATATGGGAAATCCTTTTTCATCTTCGCCCACTTCCATTTCTTGGATTTCGTGTTCTACGAAAATTGTTCGCAGTTCTTCTTTCTTAGGGAAACCCTCCACTTGTTCATTTGCAATTGCACGCATAAGTGTTGTCTTACCACAATTATTAGGACCAAGAAGACCATAAAAACGATTTTGTTTAAGATGTAAATGTGTATTATTCAATAGTGTAAGAGCACCATACGCAAGAGAAAACACGCCTTTATATAAATCTTTGCCTTCTTCGTTATCTTCAAAGATGTTTTCCTTTACAATAAATGTACTCTTTGCGTATTCATATAGTTCGTCTATTAAAGACGACGCACCATATTTGTTATATACATCATTCCAAGCATTTTTCTCAAAATAATGACTATTACACATATTGGTAGATAATATTGCCAAATCATTGTTTTTGTCACTTGATAATTGAATACTATATTTTTCTTGGGATTTATTCAACATATCTTTGAAATCATCCACGCTTTTGAAAAAATTCACATTTTCATTATCCAAACAACATTCTTTCAATGTACTCATTGCACGCTCACATACTTTGCGAGCTTCCGGATCACTCATTGCGTCGTTACAACGTCCAAGCGCGTTTTTCAAATCAGTGTAAAATGGGGTAATTTCCTTGGGATGTTCAATCAATTTACACATATTGTCAATAATTACGCAAGTAAGACGACGTGTTGCTGTTTTTTTATCGTTTAATCCACGCATAATAATAGGCATTGTAATAGAAAGGGCGGGCGCTTCCACATTTTGGACAAATACACAACTTGCCAATTTTTCAATTGCGTCATAAATAGTCTTGGGGTCTTTCATTCCCTTCAACACCACTGGAATAAACACATCCAAATCACTATTGTTACTACAATATAAAAGTTGTTCCAAGGTTTCTGTTGAAATAGCACTTACATTTTTTATTACATCATTAATATCACCACATACAAATGGAACCAAGTATGGCATAGTAATACGGATATTTTCTTTGCGATTTTCAATAATATACTTCAATACCTTGTAACTGTATTCTTTATCCAAACGCATAGCTGTTTTGATATGTTCAATCAATAGTTGTATAATATCACTCATAAACCAATGTTCAAGGTTGTCAATAATATCTTGGATATCTTGAAAAGCCTTTTCGCAGTCATCTTTTCTTGATGATTTTGAACCAAACACAGACAATAGATTTTTCAACGCTTCGCATTCTTCGGAAAACGATACCATACTGACGTGTCCTATCCTAATACTTATAATTCATATATGCTTTTATATTCCTTTTCTAAAATAAAATATGAAAATATTTCATTTTATCATTTAATGATTTTTATAGTTTTTGATAGTTTAAATTCTAAGCAAAGACCTTATGCTTAGTTGCTGTAGGCAACACCTGCCATACCGCTCATTACGCGAAGGACGTTGTAGTTGACGGCATATACGCGTACCTTGGCTGTGTTTGTGCCAGATACTGTGTTGGAGGAAAGAACAAGTTGTAAGACGGCGTTGTCAATGCGGGAGAAGTTGCATGTTCCAGAAGGTTGGTGTTCTTCAGGGCGAAGAGCGAAGGAGTATACGTTGATACCGGCATCGGGGGCACGTGTGTGGTGTTGGAAGGGTTGAACGACGTCAAAGTAGGAACCTTCACGTTCGGAGAAGCGGTCTTGTCCGTTAAGTTGAAGTTTCGCTGTGACGACAGGGTTTTCACCCCAGCAGTGCATTTCGTGGGAGGCTTCTTGGAGGACGTATCCAGCGGCATCACCACCTACAGAAGTAGCAGCACCGGGTAAATCAGATAATACGTTAGCAGAACCATCAATCATATCCGCGGCTTCGTTACGTCCAGAGAAGGCCAAGATGCTGTTGGGAAGGACATCAAGGGCATCTGTGTAGTTGAAGGGTTGGGCACCATAGAGAGCAGCAAGAGCAGAGCCGCTTTCTAAGGAAGAGCAGTAATCAACATTGGCATCAGGTTGGACAACCCATACAAGTTCTTTGCAGGGGTGGTTGAAGTTAAGTTTGATGCGGTTGGAGGAGGAACCTACGGATTCATCACCTGTGAATTGGACTTGTTCGATGAGGTATTCGTGGGGGTTTTGGGCCATTTTGCGGCGTTCATCTGTGTCAAGGAAGATGTAGTCAACATAGAGGGAGGCGGCAACAAGGGATTGTTGGTAGGCCGCTTGAGCAGAGGCTCCGTCGGTCCACGCCCACAAGCATTCACCGATGGGGCGGAAATCAATGTTGATCTTGACTTCGTGGTATTGAAGGGCAATAAGGGGAAGAGCAAGACCAGGGTTGCGGCAGTACCAGAATTGAAGGGGTACGTAAAGTGTTGTTTCGGGAAGGGCATCGCGAGCAGCGCATGTTTGGGGGGCCGCGGAGGAACCAGCGCAGGGACCAGAGATGGCAGCGAAGGAGGGATCAACAACGTGTGTGAGTTGTGTTGTGTGTCCGACCATCTTGTTGTATCCGCTTTGTTGTTCAGAGGAAAGAGTAAGTTGGTTCCAGATGTGCATCCAGTCACCGTATTGACGGTCAATGCGTTGGCCACCAATTTCAATTTCAACTTGGGAAACGAGTTGTTCACCTGGGAAATCTAACCAGCGAGCGTTTTTCGCCAAAGTTTGGTTGATTTCGGGGAGTGTGACTTGGAGGTAGGTGCGGTAAGCAAGATCACCATTGCGGCTGATTGTGCATGTTACGCGACGACCGAAGTCAGCTTGTCCAGAGAATGTTTGTTCAATGGATTCCATCGCGAAGTTTGTGTGGCGACGGTAGGAAACTTTCCAGAATGTGATTTCAGGAGTTCCGGTAAGGAAGACGTCCTGAGCGCCATAAGCTACGAGTTGCATAAGAGCTCCACCCATTTTTCTACTATATATTATGTCTAAAGAAAATAATTTCAGAAAAATACGAATTAATTATTTTTTTACAAAATTTTAATTTCAACTTTTCCTAAATACATATAAACCCAACAGTGTTATATGTATAGTAAATGAGTTTTGAAAAATGCTACTATTTAATGCGAATATTTATATGTCATTTTTGCTGGATAAATGAAGTGGAAGAACATGTATCTGAACATTTTTCTACCGAACCTGTTGATTTGGTAAATGTTCTTTTACATCAAGAAATTGAGTTTGACTGATTTTTGTTGATTTTTTGTTGATTCTTAAATATGTTGCAATTCTTGGTTAGTTAAAATAAATTTCTCTAAATACGTCTTCTGATACACTTCTTTTTTGTTTTCGTGTTTCTTTGAAAAAATATAATTATCTTTTACTTTTTTAACACTCCATCCATCGTCTATTGCGTTTGTTATAAATACCATTTTTTGAAAATGTTTGGAGTTGATCTCCACTGTTTTTTGCGGAGATTTTAATTCCGTTATAATATTTTGTATGTTTGTCATTATACACCATAGGTTGAGTTTATTTTCATCATTTGGACGATATTATTTTATGCCAAAAAAAATATAAACTAAATGATATATGAATATCTAATGTCAAATAATCCAAATGCACAGCTTATTTCTATAGACATAAAACACGATGAAATGTTAGCATATTTTCAAAGCATAGATGATACATTAA